TCCCATTGAGTACCAGTATGATCGTAAAGTATCGTAGCACTTGCTCCGTCTACTCTAATTCCTGCTCCGTCAGCAGCAGCAGAATCTGCAGCACCACTAGCAATAGTAATTTCTTTATCTTCAACTGTTAATGTAGCTGTATTCAAAGTAGTAGTATCTCCTTGAACTACTAAATCTCCACCAACGGTAAAGTTACCAGTTGTACTACAATTACCAGCTAAAGCAATATTATCTACTATTTTAGCAGCAGTTACTTGATCGTCTGCAATGTGTTCTGTATCAATACTACCAGCAGCAAAGTGTTCACTATCGACTGCGTCATCTGCAATCTTAGCACCAGTAATAGCATCGGCTGCAATCTCTGCAGTTACGACACCACCAGTTTTAATGGTTACTACTCCACTAGTTACATCAAAGTTATCGCTTGAAAAAGAAGCTAATCCTTTTGCACTAGTTGAAGCAAATACATTAGAATCGGTTACATCTAAAGCTATAGAAACAGAATTGTCGTCAGTACCAGATGATACTGTACCACTTAATCCGTTACCATAAGTAAGATCTTGTAATGTAGGTAAGTGAAATACCTCAACACTACTATTGTTATGTCTACCGACATATAATTTTTTACCTGCCTGATTTAATGCTAACTCTCCACTAGCTAAACTACCTGGAGCTGCAGTATTGGTATTACTGCTATGTCTTTTAATTTGGACTGTATTAGCCATATTATTCTCCTAAAAATTATGTATAAGTTCCACCCTCAAGCGTTTTATTGCTTAAGGTTTGCGATGATGCAATATCAACTATATCGTCACTATTTGTACCACCGACTGTTTTGTCGTCTAATTGATTTAACTCTGAAGCAGTTGCAGTAACATCATTTAACTTGGTTAAGTCTGCTTGTGTTACTCCACTAGCATTAACTTTAGTTACAGATGAATCTACTATTGCCCCAGTATGAGTTGATGTGTAATTAGCCATATTAATCTCCTAGTTGAGGGGGAGCAAAGCTCCCCCAATTAACTATTACGGATTGTTAAAATTAACAATACCCATTGCTGTTGAATCTGCAGCGTGTGATAAAGCAGCTCCAAATAAAACATCAGCTACAACAGAAGTTGCCAAGTGATCAATATCATAAGATGATTGAACTCTTGGTGCTAACTGCTGTGCAAAGTACACAGAGTTTTTGTTGAAGATTGTAGCAGTTTCATCGCCACTTGTACCGTCATCATCCCAGTCTATGCTTGGATACACTTCTAATCCATAAGCATTAATGATTCTTCCTGAAGCTAGAGGATTTTCAGCATCTCCTCTTTTTTGTGCTTCTGCGAACTCGCCTAAAGATAATAGTGACATATACGCAGCAGGGGAACAATAGAAGTAGTGTTCTCCGTCTGTGTAATCATATCCTGCATCAAGAAGTTTTTGTAAACCACTTCTGATTAATGCAGTTGTAAATGTGTTATCACTTGAAAGTGTTACATCATTACCAGTAGCACCTTGTACTAGTGCAGCAAGATAGTTCTCTACTTTTTTAGCTAAGGCATAACCCATTGACTGTGCATAAGCATTGAATAGATCAGCAGATTCTTGAACTCTTACGATGTCCTCGATTCTTTTAGCTTCGTAGTGATGTTGATCAACTGCGAGTTGTACAACTCCGTCAGTATTGTTAGTATATGTTACTGCAGTATTTGCTGCTTTAGCAACAGCTTCTTCTTCAGTAACCTTTGGAATATTAAGTATGTCGCCACCACTTGATAACATAGATGAAAAGTCTAATACTTGATTTCTCATCTGAAATTTTCTTTCAGCATAATCAAGAATTGCATCTCTCCACATCTCTGGTATAAAATTGGCAGCTGTTGTTATTGTTACATTTCCGTCAGCCATTTTATTTACTCTCCTTAAGATTTAAAATGTTTATTTTTTCTTAAGGTAATGACTTATCAAGTCTTTATGCGATCCTCTTCGCTGTTTAGCATCCGACATATCAGAAAAAGGATTACCCTTAAACTTCTGTACAGATACTTTATTCTCAACTTGTCCTACATTTACACCAGACTTTGAATCAAATTCTGATGCTATGTCACGCAAAAGAGATAAATCATCTACCTTCTCAAATTTTTCTCTTTTCGTTTCAGGAATTTTACCTAGAAGAGATTCTCTTTCTTGATTTACATAATTAGAAAAAGATTCATTAACCTCATCAAACTTGGCTTGTAAATCTTTATTCTTATTTTGTTCTTCAACTAAGAGAGCTTTGTATTCGCCTTGCTCTTCTAAAGTCTTTTTACGCTGTTCTTCCTGTGCAGTTGCTATTTGATCTACTTTGGTTTTTAATTCATTTCGTTCTTTTACTAGCTCCTGAAAACGATAATATGGAACAGCTTCTTGTGTCTTTTTTTCGTCTTGACTGACTTGAGGTTCTTTTACAGCTTCCTCAACGGCTGTATTCTGTGTTTCTTCAGACATTTTTACTCCTTAAGTGGATTATATTATGTGATAAATTAAATATAGTTTTATTTAATAACAATTAGAAATTAAGATATGCCATATTCGTCTGGAGTTACACCATACTTCTCGAATATTTCTGACATTTCCATAGAAATCAACATCATTTCAGATACATCAATATCTTTTTCTTGTATTTTTTTTGTAGGTGCTATTTTACTACATAAAAAACCTAGCAGATCATTATTAGCTTGTGATATTTGTTTCAATTCTACTATTTGCTTTAATATTTTTTTTAATAAATCGTCCATTATAAATCAAACCTTTTACCTGCGATTACACGCATTTTACCTTTAATTCTTTCTTGTATTTTTTTTTCTAACAACTTCATACCTATTTTAAAATTTTTACCTAACAAATTATCATCTAACAATATTTTAGCATCTAATATTTCGTCAGATGTGTAAAACCACTTTCTTATTTTACCACCTCTGGCTCTACCGTTCAAGTGATAAGCACCATAAAACTCTCCTTTAGAATTTTTTGCTCTATTAAAGTCTGGACGAATTATAACTCTGTTTGCTTGTGGATTTGTAAATATTTTAATAGGTATACTGTTTTTTAAGTTACCAGTAAGTTGCATCATTGGTTTTTGCCCTGCTCCAACTCTTTCTCTAAAATCTTCATATTCAATTTCATAAACAGGATAATCTTGTCCGTTTATGTCTTGATCTGATTTAAATGTTTTTTTTACTTGTTGCAACGCAGCTCTCCCTACGCCTTTAAGAACATTATCAAAAATAAGTTTTGGTAGTTGTCGTCTTTTTAACTTTTTAAAATCGACATTAGTCTGGACTGTTATTCTCATCTTGAACTTCTACTGGTTGATTTACTTGTGCATTTTCCTCAATTACTCTTTGAGCATCTTCTATTGTTAGATCTTTATTTTCTTCTGATAATAGATGTGCCTGTGTAGTTAAGTTATGCTTTAATTTGTACTCGTTCAACATAATCTTATCTTGAGTAGTCATTGGATATTCAACTTCAGAGAAATCTACTTTGAAATTAACAGGATCTGGTAATCCTAAATTATTTTGATTGGACAAAGCATATTCTACTTTGTAGAAATCTTTTTCGTACTGACGATACAATTCTTTATCATCTATAAAATCTTCGTGGCGTTCCAAGTCTTTAATCATTAAAGAAATACCACTTGGTACTTCTCCACCTGATTGTGCGAAAGTAACAAACAAATGATTATTTAATGCCACTAATTCTATTTGCCATTTAATGTTTTCAATAACATCACGAACATTACCCTCTGGAGATACAATATTATAATTACTTCCTTCTGGCAATGTTAAAATTTCATCTGATCCTGCTCTTACATTTGCGTTATCAGAAACTAAACCTGTTACAACTGGCTGTCCAAACATTTGGAATCGTAATCCTAATTGCATTTCAGTCATTGTTATATTGATATGCTCATTTGCAGATACTAAATCTGATGCACCTTCCACGAAAAAAGAATCTAATTGTTCTTCTCTATGTGAAAAAACAAAAGGCAAAACACCAAGATTGTGTTCTATTTCTTCTAGGACATTGCCATTTTCATCAAACTTCATATGTAATTCACTATCCCAGTAAGCATACATTAAATCATCTGTATCATTTATATCAGCGTGTCCGTGCATCATTGGATATACAATAGCTTTTGGTTTATATGGATTATCTCCAAAGTATGGCTCAAAATAATAAATAGGACGATATTCAAATCGTTCTTCCATTTCATCATACATAACATAAGTTGCACAAGTACCAAGCAATCTAGTCATACGCTCCATTTGTTTCATACGAGCATTTTTTACAGATGTTAATTGATCATATCTTTCATTAACATTTCTTTTTGCACCTATCGTATATATTTTTGACATACGATTTACAAACTTTTTCACGATATTAGTATTGTAGTGAGGAATTTCTTGAAATGCGTCTGACTTAAAATATCCTTCGATATATTGATCTGTTAAAGATCCAGAATAGTAATCTAAAAATTTTCTGACTTCTTCCCTTCTTGCCTTCGCTTGTTCTTCTTTGAAATGTGTAAGTGAGTCTTGTATAATCTCTTTAGCTGTTAAAACCATTAAAGTATTCCTTTTTATCGTGATATTCTTCCAATGAAATTACTTCTAATCGGAAATCTATTCAAGATAAAATATCTGAACGCATCGCAGCCGTGTTCAAAGTAACCGTCCTTGACAGGATTGTTGGATATGCCCTTTCCTTCTTTAGCTTCTGGAAATCTGTATCCTTCAAAATCTTCTGCAATACCTACACACTTTTTATCAACTTTTATCCTGCGTAATCCCTCTGCATTTTCGAAAAATCCACGACAATAACTTACACCTGCTTGTATATCACGAGATAATCTATCCATACGATATTCTACAAAAATTCCGTGTCTGCGTAATATGTGTATATCTCCCATACCTGATTGTCCTTGTACAAAACTACCTGCTGGATCTCCGTAGTATGTAATAACTGGATATGGCTTGGCTTTTATTCTTTCTGCTAATTTATCAGTCGGTATGTTTCTTTCGTGTATTATTTCATCAATAATGTTTATATGCCAATTACCATTTTCCTGAAATGTCTGAAACCATAATACTGAAGGCATACGAAAACCAAAGTCCATAGAGCAAAAAGTTGGTAGGTTTGGCTGGTATGGCACATCTCCCATATCTTTATTTCTATCAAAAGGATATACTCTACCTTCCATAGAAGTAAACTTTGCAGCAAATTCCTGATCAAATAATTCTTTAGACATATTACGCTTTCTTTCCTGGATAAAAGAATCTTTCTTTCCGTCTGGAAACGCATATTGATTTTCCCAACTTGGAGATTGCTGTGAATACCATTTAGGATCAGATTGTCCTAATAAATACAAATCGTATATCCAATTAAACCCTTCAGGCGTTGTAATAAATATTGCTTTACCTTTTCTGTCTACAAGCGTAGGGGATAAATACATATCCCAAATTCTTCTTGGCATTTTCGCTGCCTCGTCTATAATAAGCAAATCAACTCCCTCTCCAACAAGCGAGTCAGGATTTTCACAAGACATACCCTCAACAGTAGTTCCCCATTTAAATTTTATATACTGTTCTTTCTCTGATGCTCTTTCAATATCATTTGCTTTACCTGCAACCATATCTTTCCATATTTCACGAAACATTAATCTGGATTTTTTATATGATAATCCGACAAGCCATATCTTTTTATTAGGTTGAGCAGCGTAAAACTCTGCCTCACGAAAAGCAGCAGTCGTTTTTCCGTATCTTCTTCCACAGATATTTACAAAATAAGATGCGTCTGATTTATCAGGGAAATGTAGTTTTCTTTGCCCTGCGTGTGGTTTATACTTCATAAAGTCAAACCACTTTTGTTTAAATTCGTGTTCTTTATTTTTCACTTTGTTTTTCTAGCTTGATTAACTGTTCAAGCCATTTGCGTCTTTCGCTTTCGGTAGGACGACGAGAAGGTAAAGGATCTAACCCTACTTTCTTTGCTCGTTGCAATAAAGCATATCGTTCTGCTCTATCTTCTCTTCGTTTTTGCCTATAAGGTTTTTTGCCTTGTTTTATTTGCTCAACTGCTTTTTTTTCTTGTATTTCTCTTTTCTTAGGTTTGTCGTTTTCTGGATTTCTTTCTGGAAGTGTTTCTATTATATTAGAAACTTCTTCGCTATCTGCGTCAATTATTTCAGCATCATCTATTTGTTCTGATTTTAAAAACTTTTCAAACGGACTATCAACCGTGACATTAATATTTCTTACTAATTTTCCAGAGTGTTCTAATACAAGTCGCCCTGCTTGTACATTACCTTCAACTGCTTCTCGTATCATACTATTCAATACCATTGGTAATTTAGCATTGAAAGAAACCATATATTGTTTATAATACATATCAACAAAACGATCATCTGCAAACCAACCGTGTATTGTTTGTGGAGTAACCTTTAACTCTTTGGCTAATTCTCTTTTGGTTATTTCAGGATTGTGTATTAATAAATCAATAGCAGCCATTTGATTGGCTTTCTTTAACTCGATATTGCTCATTTACCTTGTCCTCTATATTTTTTCTTGTAGTATTTCTTAGAGTTTTTGTTACCAAACTTGGTATTGGTACTCATACCTTGCCGAGTTTTTTTTGCACCATTTGACTTTCTAGTGCGATCCTTGAATAATGACTTTCTCATTTTTTATAGACTTTTTCTGCTCCTGCTATTCCAAATGATCCCAGCGTTACCCAAACAAATGAGTTATAAATGTAGTCGTTTACCATTAATTCTATTCCAATAATACCCATTGCTAAATCTACGATGCCAAATACACACATCAACGCAAAGGATAAAAATCCAATAATATTTTTTTCATTGTATTCGTTTTTATCTTTAAATAATTCCCACATAACTTATCCTTTCAAGTATCTAAACTTTTTTTTGTTAATAGGATTACCTTTTAGCTTTTGCTTGATGCTTTTCTTTCGCATACCAAACAAACGCTTAGGTATAAAATTTCTTGCTGTGCTTTTAGTTACATTGCTCATCTATGACTTTTTACTACTGGCACACTCATTGTCAATGATGATCCTTTGTGTTTTTTATATCCACCTTTTGGATTTTTCATCAACTTATACTTACCTTTCTTTTTCATAAAGTGATACCCTCTTGGTGCTTTCACTTTCATTTTTTTCTACCTTTCTTCATTTTCTTTTTCTTTTTCTTTTTTCCTTTATGATATGGCATAACTATCTCCTCTTTTTAAATTTTGTTTTTGGACACGATCTAATGTATTCTATTCTGTTTTGTATCTTTAATCCTGTATGCAAACCACAATAAGTTATGCCCTTTTCTTTACCAGCAAACGAACATCTTTTTTTGATTAAAGAACAGTAGTCGAACAACCTAATCTATATCCAATTCTTTGCGTAAAGCACTATCTGACATCGAACTTTTACTATTAATGACTAATTTTGGCAAAGAAGGCAACCTTTTTACTAGGAATTGCTCATCTTTGCATAGGCATAGTTCAAGTGGATCATCAGCCATTTTCTGCTCCACTTCAAATATCATATCGCACTCTAAACATTTATAATCATATTTTGGCATAGAAACAATTTAAAGGTAAAAATCTATAAAAAACCACGAAAATTTAGGATTTGTTGTCTAATCTTTTTGTACTTCAAGTACTACTTTAACTGTTATTTATTATTTTCTATTATATCGTCGTTTATAGAATATTTTTTTACTCTTGATTTTAACATATACCTTATTAAATTATTATTATTTATAGTTAGTCGTTACTTTATACTTCGCAAGGAAACCTGATACACGACAACGCTGTGTGCAAACTCGCCTTAGGGGGCATAAAATCAACAAAAAGCAACAAACAAGCAAAACAATAAGCAAAATAGCCGTAAAAAAAATAAAAGGGTGATACATACCAATCAATACAAACAAACACAAACAACAAAAGATGTTTTACAATACAACAAAAAATGTATTGACATTTAAATAAAAAGGTTTTAAGTTGTTTTAATGAGATTAACAAACATAGGAATTAAAGCAATGAACATTAGAACAATAGACTTTAAAACATTTAAACACAATACATTTAAATTTATAGCATACATATCAACTTTTTTAATGTTGTTTCCATTGTATGAGATAATACAAGTAGTAATAGAAAGTTCTTCAAATGGTTTCATATTTATTGATAATGAAGAACTAAGTAATAGGTTTTTCTTTAATGGCTTGATGCCGTTTTTAGCTTTTGGATATGTCTTTTTATTTTCATCTTACATTACATTAAAAACAAAACAAGATACAACAAAACCAATTAATACATTGGAAGAGCTAAGACAATACAAAAAAACAAACAATTACGAATTTTGTATTAGTAAATGTTTCTGCGATCCAACCGTCTACGAATTAGTCATAGTAAAATTAAATGATGATTTTTTAGAAGAAAACTTTTTAGAACACGAAGAGTTTAACAACTTTAATGATTTACATAAATACCTAATTCTACATTATGATTTAGAAATATTTGAAAAAGATTTTAAGCCATTAGATGAATACGGAAGAGTTTTAAATTAAGGAAGGGAAAACAATGAACATTAAAACAAAAGCATATATTACATATTTTGAAAACTTACATCATATCAAAAAGCAAAAAAGAAAAGAGATGATAACAAACATATTAGAATTTGTTTTTACTCTTTTAATGTTCTTCTTCTTTTGGTTGCTTTTGGTATTGGTAAACATATAAAAAGGAATTACAAACAATGAAACAAAATACATATTCTTTTTGCTTTAAAAAAATAGATAAAGAAAACTCTTTAATGATAATTAAAGGTAAATTAGATAGTAGACATTTTAATATAGTAGGTTATCATTACGAAATAGATTTTTACGAAAATGATAAATATGTAGATAACATTAATAATATTGATAGCTACAAAGAATTAAAACAATATTTAAAAGATGAGTTTAATATTAAAATAACTCATAAAGATTTTGAATAATTTATTAACAAATAAACAAGGGGTTTAAATGAAACTACATCATACAAAGTACAAAAAAAACTATGCTAAATTTATTTTAGATAGTATACAACCATATGAAGAACACAAACCAATTAAAGACGAAAAGAAATTAGATTATTTAATCAATGTCTTTAAAAAAGAAAGTAATTTTAATAATCAAACGCAAAGTTTTCAAACGGCTTTTTCTTATTGGTTGTCAGGGTTGCCTTCTGTTATTAATCTTCCTTTTTATAATGACGAAATAATAGAATTAGCCGTAAAAATGGGATCGCTTGATAAAAACCATACAGAGCAACAAAGCGATCGAGTTATAAACAATTATTATAATTTTATGGCTTTTATGGTTTTAGATATGAAAATAAAACAAGATAAAACTAATATTTTAGACATTTAAAAAGGGGGGTACAATGGTAATTGAAAGACATAAAATAAACGGTTCTTTAATAATTACAGATATTAAAGACGGTTATTTGTTTAAAAGAATATATTATTTTTATACCAAAAAACAAGCCGTTAAAATGTTTAAACAGGAATTAAAACAAATCAAATAATAATAAAGCCGTGTATTTAATTATATACGGCTTTTTTTTACAGGGTTTATAAAATGATAAAAGAAATTTTAGATTTTACAATTATTTACTTTACAATATTAATTGTTTTATTATGGTTATTAACTATAAAAGAACAATTATAATATCAATACAAGGAAACTATAAAATGAAAATAGAACAAAAAACAATATATAATGTTTATGGAAAAATAAAATATTATAATCATAAGACAATGAAAAATGAAATAATAACAATTAAAGATAGTTATTTTATTGTTAAAAGATCAGATTATAATAAACAAGTAGCAATAAATAAATTGCTATCAGATTTTCCAACAATTAATAAAAATGATATAATTATAAATAAGGGTATTGAAACTATTTATAATTATAGATAATAACAAAAAAGGGATCAATTAAGATCCCTTTTTCATAACAAACAAGGTTTCTATAATGAACATAGAAAGGGTTAATAAATTAAACATATTATAATTATAAATCTACTATATTTCACTATATTTATAAATATACAAATAATGTTTGCTTTTATTATAAATATGTTATAAAGTAAGATACAAACAAGTATGAACAAAAATTTAAACAAGATCAATTTTATTATATTGGGCATAGCTATATCTTCATATATCTCATTAATATACCTATCAGTTAAATCACATTATAGCTATGTCCATAATTATATTAGATATAAGGAAGAACACATATAATGGAAGATAAAAAAATGAAAGAGTGGGTTGATAATAAAATCAAAGAACTTAAAAAGAACGGCGAGTATTATTATAAAAGAGGTACTACGCATTTAACTATTGAGGACATTGAAAAAAAGTGTGAAGATCAAATAGTAGACAAAGATAAACCTATCAGAATAGAAAGAGTTATTTGTGGTGGTAGAGAAGAAGAAATTTTCTTTACTTGGGAAATGTGGATAGATAATGGACAAGTAGTTATCTCTGTTGATGAGAGTAATGGACATTGGGGTAAAAAATCACAAGAGGCAGAAGAAAGACTTGATGAAAAACTAAGATATAAATTAGAAGAAGATTATGAAGAAGAGTTAGAAATTGAACAATATGAAAAGGAAAATGGTTTAAAATGAGCAAAGAAAGAATTATGGAGCAGTTAAATATGATTGGTAGAAAAGTAGATATAATCACAGAGGGTTATACCAAAGATCAAATAGAAGAAAACATAGACTTCTTTATTGAGCAAGATAAAATTAAACAAGAAGAAGAACAAGATGATGATGATAAAGAAATGTTATCTACTTGTTGTGGTTATAGTGCTATGACAGAAATACATATGAATAACGAAAGTAAAGAAGTTGAGGCAATCGCTATATGTAGTAAATGTAGAGATTGGGCAGACTTTGAATACGAGGATTAGGTGGAATATACAGATAAATCAATCAAACAAGTTTTTCAATATTTTAAAGGTAAAATATCCAAAGATGAAATAAGGTTATTGGCAGATAGTAATCTTTGGTATTTACTTTGCTTTGTACAAACTAAAATTATGCCAAGAAAAATTAAAGGAGGACTAGTGAAAGAATATACAGACAAACAAATAAACTCAATGATATTGCATTTAAGAGTAAAAGATATTGCAGAGATGTATTATTTAGATAACGAGCAAGATCCTGATAGAAAGTTTTATGATTATAAAACTGATAGTTGGCTCACTCGTGAAATGGTAATTAGTAGTGCAATAGAAACAGGTTGGGAGGAGAAAAATGAGTAAAGATAATGATTGGTATTCTATACAACTATATTTAGATGTCAATGAGAGATCAATGGCTTGGCTTTCAAGAAGATTAGGTGTGCATATAAACACTATAAGATCTTGGAAAAGAACAGGTAAAGTATCTCAAATGGGTAAGTTAGCATTGTGCTATATTACAGGGCAGACTTATGAACAATTATTTAATTGAGGTGGTTTAAATGAGAGAAATAAAATTAATAGATCAACTCAAAAGAAATGCTAAGTATGAATTTTTTTATGACTATTTAAATCTAATTGAAATTTCAGATGATATGGTTTTAAAAGAAATGTGGCAAAATGTAAATCTGATTGATGATTGTACAACTATTCAAGAACTTAAAAATATTAAGTTTGTTGAAAAAGAGTTAAATGGAACTTTTAGTTGGGATGCAATTGAGGATCACAAAAATAATAACTTATTTGTTAAGGAGGAAATAAAATGAGTGATGATCTAATTAAAAAATATAATTTAGAAGAACAAGATTTTTGGACTTTAAGAGATAATAAAATTATATCGTTTGACGGAGTTATTAAGATTATAGAGGCAGAAAACATTAAGTTTGAAATGTCTGATAATCTTGATGTATCGCCTAGTGTAGCAATCAAAGTAAGAGCATATCAAGAGAGTGATGAACTTGGTTTGATTGAGGAAATAACTTTTGGCGAGGCAAATGATAATAATTGCAAAAATCAATACTATTGGGCAATGGCAGAAAAAAGAGGTAAAGCAAGAGCAACCTTGAAATTGCTAGGTTTGTATGGTAAAAATGCTTTTTATACTGATATAGAAAGTGATGATTGGACTATGCAAAAACCTACGATAAAACAAATTGAGGCAATAGATCGTTTAGAAAAACAAGCATTGGATAGTGGTGTATTAGGTAAAGACGCAAGACAATGGTTAAAAGCAAACAAAAATGGTATTAGAAACAATATTGATGTTTACGAAAAAGCAAAAGCAAGTCTTAAAAATCATCTTGGTTTGCAATGAACGAATTATTTGACGCATTAGATATATTAACCTTTGTATTTATTTTGTGTAGTTTGAGTGTTATATACATTTTAAACATACATACATTGGTTTTCTATTTACTGATCGCTTTTATAGAGTTATTGTTTAATGGATAATTCTTTTATAAAAGTGTATAGAAAGATCCAAGATAATTGGATTTGGGATAATCCGTTATATCTGAAATGTTGGATAGATATGTTGATGAGGGCAAGTATTAAGTCCTCATCAATGTTGATCAATAATCAAATAGTCAATATAAATAGAGGAGAGATAGTATTTTCTCAAAATAATTTTGCTAACAGAAATAAAATGTCAAGACAACAATTAAGAACATTTTTAAAAAAGTTAGAAAAAACAAATATGATTGAGGTAAAATCTAACCAACTGCTAACACACTTAATTATTGTCGGATACCAACGATACAATGATTATAAATCAACCAAGAGCCAACCAACTAATAACCATATTATAAGAAAGAAAGAAAGTAAGAATAAAGAAAACAAAGACTTTGATTTATTTTGGGAACATTATCCTAAAAAGGTTGGGAAGAAAAAAGTACAGGATAAGTTTAACTCAAACAATTATCCTATTGATTTAATATTAAAGAATTTAGAATTACAAAAAAAGTCGGATCAATGGCAAAACCAACAATACATACCTAATCCTGAAACTTATCTAAATCAAGAAAGGTGGACTGATGAGGTAGTATTACCAGTTGCAGATGACGAGCCGATTTATGTTTACCAATGTCGTAAATGTAAACAAACAAAGACAACTTCGGAATATAGAGATTTATATGTTTCGTGTTGTGATGAACAGATACAACCAAGAAAGGAATACAAATGAAAGAATATATATGTGAAGTAAATTTAGTTTTTAGTGGTAATAACTTAGAGGCAAAAAACAAAAATGAGTATGTCAAAAAAGTAAAAGATACATTTAAAGACGAATTTAACATTGAATTAGATGATAAAGAAATTTCAAACATACAACTAAGAAAGGAATACAAATGAGTGAACATTTAATTAATCCAATAGTAGACATATTAAAGATACATTGGGTTGAACAAGATATTGGCGAATATTATGGACATAATAATCAAGGATATATTTTTGGAATTGAGTTTCAAGATGATCAAGATAATTATGAGTGCGTATGGTACAAAAGTGAAAAAGAGAGAGATAAGCAATATGAAAAAGAAATTAAGAAATTAAAATTTAGTACTAATTTTGATAATTTAAATGGGAGAATATAAATGAGTAATTTATTATTAAAAACGCAACAAGAGTTGCACGAGAATACTACTAAATGGAATAAAGTTGTAGAAAAAATAAAACAAATAAACTTTAAGAAATATCAAACTAATCAGACGATTGGATTTATAATTGACGACATAGTCAAAGGAGAGTTTATTAACGAAGAAAAAAAAGAAGATGAAAGTAGTTGGACGAAAGAGATAGATAGATCTGATATGAGAGAGTGGGATAAACCTAATCAAAGCGAAGTATTATGAAAGATGTTATAAATACTCAATGGAGTATTGAAGTTGAGGGAAAACTCAATCGTAATAATATTATATTCCATACTAATAAATATCAAAAACTTTATCAAAAAATGGAAAAATATAATAACTTTATAAAAAAACGAAAGAGGCAAGATGAAACCAAGTAGTGCAAAAGCAAAAGGCAGAAACTTTCAAAATAAAGTTAGAGAAATGATAATGGACAAGTTGGGTATAAATGAACACGATATAAAAACGGCAGTAATGGGCGAGAGTGGTATGGATATTATATTATCTAAGGCAGGTAGAGAAACTTTTCCTTATGCAGTAGAGTGTAAAAAGGTAGAAAAAATCAATATTTGGAAGTGCTTTGATCAAGCAAGTGAAAATTCAGACGACTTAACACCACTATTAGTTTTCTCAAAAAATCACTCAAAAGTAATGGTTTGCTTTGAATTTAAGGATTTATTAGATTTAATAAACAACAGCAATGGATTTAAGAGATTGACTAAATGAAACTTTCAGAAGACGGAATATATTTTTTATCCTGCCCTACTTGTGGTAGCAAAGATCTTATCAAAAAGGGTAAGCAAAAAAGTGCTGGTGGAAATTACAGACAAAGGTATTTATGCAATAGTTGTAAAACCAAAACAATATATCCAATAAAAAACGATTTAGAGGTAGTTAGAGAAAATGTAAAACTTGCTAAACAAAAACAATCTGCACAAGATGTAAATAGAATAGAACGAAAAGCATTTAGGGAACACGCAAGATATGAAAACGCAGTACATAATTTATTATTTGATATTCAGGCATTATTGCAAAACAAAAATTTTTCTGAATTTAAATTTAAAGAAGTCAAACAAGGCAAGAGTGTTGGAGTTCTGCAAATATCTGATACACATTTTAACGAACTTGTTTCCTTACCTCATAACAATTATGATTTCAAAGTTGCTAGTAGACGCTTAAAGCATTATGTAAATAGAGCAAAACAAATATTTAAAGTCTACGATATTGATAGCGTATTGATTGCAATAACAGGCGATCTTATAAATTCTGACAGAAGATTAGATGAAATGCTTAATATGTCCACTAACAGAAGTAAAGCAGTATTTCTTGCAGTAGATTTATTACAACAAATTATATTTGATGTCGGACAAGATTATTCTGTATCTGTTGCTTGTGTGACTGGAAATGAAAGTAGATTGAAACAAGACTGGGGTTGGAGTGATTTTATGGCGTCGGACAATTACGACTTTGTTATCTTTGAAATTCTAAGACACTACTTCAAAACAACAGATGTGCAGTTTGTAGTTGATGATCCTACGGAAGTAGTAGTTAATGTCGCAGGACAAAATTTATTATTATTACACGGAAACGGCAGTTTTACTACGCAATACGAAAAAAGTGTCAATCAAATAAAAGGTAGATACGCAGGTAGAGGTGTACAGATAGATTATATTATATCAGGACACATACACTCTGCCAGAGTAGGAGATATTGCTAGTAGAAGTAGTTCGCTTGTTGGAGCAAACGAATATAGTGAAAAAGGATTAAATCTATCAGGAAGAGCAAGTCAAAATATTTATATTTTTCATAAGAATAAAAATATAGACGCTATGAAAATAGATTTACAAAATGTAGGAGATGAGTGTTATGACATTGATCGAGAATTAGAAAGTTATAATGCAAAATCATCTACAAAATTAAAACCAAAGAAAACCATATTTGAGGTAACGATATGATGTTAAAGTTAAATCCAAAGGAAACAGAAGTGCTAAAACATATTTTTGATAGCCACTATGTTAGAAAGTTGCCACCTGAAATCAAAGATGTTGCATTAGAGATCAACAGAGCAATTTCTAATCCTAAAAAAGTGACTGAACAAGAATATGTTGGACTTAATCCAACTTGGAAACATTGCGAAAATTGTGACGATTAATTAGTATGATTATAGCAAGATTACATCAATGCGTTTATAACGCAATAGTATCGCTTTGTCTTAAATACAAAAACAAGGAAGGTAAAATGTACTACAATACAACAAATGAAACAGGAAGTTTGCTAAGAAAAAAAACAAAAAAAGCAAATAATCAAAAACATAAATGCTTGTCATATTTCCAAGCAAATCCGTATACAATGTATACACCTGAAATGCTACACAATGACTTAGTCGCAACAAATGATATAAACGAAAATACACCACTAACATCAATTCGTAGAGCATTTAGCGATTTAAGTAAAGAGGGATACATAATAAAAACATCTGAAAAACACATAGGCAATTATGGTAGACACTCTTATCTATGGGTTTTAAAAAATTATCACAATGAAAAGAAATGGAGTAAATAATGGCTTACGAGCATAAAGAAAATAATGGATCGTTATTTAAAAACGATAAAAAGGAAAAACAAACTCAACCTGATTATACTGGGCAAGTTAATGTAGGTGGTACTTTGTACAACATATCTGCTTGGATCAATGAAAGCAAAGGTGGTAAAAGATATTTTGGTTTGCAAGTATCAATACCAAAACCAAAAGATGACAAGCCAATAGATCCACAAGACTTACCATTTTAAAATAATTGAGGTAGTTTGGTATAAATGTAAACAATTAAATATAGGAGTTCACTCTTTTGTTAATAAAGTTTATGCAAATACCTGGTTGGCTACGGCTACCTCAAAAAATTAGGATAAAACAATGATAAATAAAGGACTATTTACATCAGATAAAGATGATTGGCAAACTCCTAAATGGCTGTTTGATAAATTAAATAAACATTTCAACTTTAATGCAGATGTATGTGCAAATGATGAAAACGCTTTGTGTAATAAATATTATACAAGTTATGATAGTTGTTTAGATAAAGATTGGGAGATGTGCAACTTTATGAATCCACCTTACGGTAGAGAAATTTCTTTTTTTGTAAAAAAAGCACACGATCAATGGCTAGAAAATGATTGCACCACCGTTGCATTGCTACCTGCGAGAACTGATACTAAATGGTTTCACAAATATATTTATTTACCTGCTACTATTATATTTATAAAAGGACGATTAAAGTTTGAAGGTGGAGAAAAATTAGCACCTGCACCTTTTCCAAGTATGGTAGTTGTATGGTGGGGTATGGGAAAAATTAACGATCAAGACTTTTTAAGCGACGAACAACTTGAAAAACTTATAAATTCAAAATAACGCACTATTTACGGTGTTCATACCACTTTGATCTATCACGCTTACGATATGCTATTAAGAGTGTTTTTATGGCTTTGTAGGGGTATTTTAAGAAGAAAAATTTATTATAATTGCTCTTCAATTTCAATATCAACATTGAAAGCATTATAAGCCACTTCTGATATGTTTAATTTGTTATTTACAAAGCGAACTTCGGTAGAAGTAGAGAAATCATCTTCGCTATAAAAGAAAGAATTAAGTTGTCCTTTGGCATAATCAAACAAAGCCACTAATTTATTTTTATCAGCAACACTTAAATTTGAGTATGATAACTTTCTTGAAAATCTGGAAGTATTATGATTTGCTACTGCGTATGTTTTACCACTTAAAGATTTTCTTGCAACTATACCTTCATACTCTTTTGGTTGATCTGATGCAATATTAGGATTACGACTTGGAGAATAAGTTGCTTTGTCTGATCCGTTAGACGCTGTTGAGTATTTTGCAGATTGTATAGCCATAATTTAATTTACCTCTTTTTATATTTCTCTCAAAACAACTTTTAAACTACCTGGACTTCTTGTAATAGAAATTATTATAAATATAGTGCTTGTAGTCAATCCGTTAAATACAGGCATATTGTTTATTACCGTACTTTCAAACTGACAAAAATCTCCTACTTCCATACCATAAAAATATTTACTACTATCGCCACTATTAGAACTTTGCGAGTTTATTATTTCTACATTAGCCGTAAACTTTGGAATACCATTTATAGTTCTATAATAATTAGCGAAACTGTCATTTCTATTTCCTGATCCAGTATTTATAGCAGATGTTGATTTATCTAAATCTCCGTCATCTATTAATATATCCAATGTATTAGTTTCTATATTTTCATTACTAAGTATATTATAATTTGATCGTATTGAATTTGTAGTATCTTCTGCTGTTTGCTCATATATCTGTTTATCTGTAATTGGACTTTTTTGATATTTAATAATTCTTTTTGTAATCAGTTTGTCAATAGGACTAACAGATAAGTTAAAAGTAGATATATCTTCTAATCCTATTTTATGATCTACTGTTGGATTGCCATTTGGTATATGTATATATTGTGGCTTTTCATCACTAGTTCTAAACCTAAATATAAATCCACCTTCAAACTGTAATTTGTCTAACAACTTTGTGATTTCTACTGGTTTGGTATTCCAGTATTCCACTTTCCAAGCAGATCTTGCAGATGCTAAATCGCTATATCCTTCTGGTGTTTCTGATGATCCACCTCTACCTGCAAACCTAGACAATAAATCTCTGTGCATATCTACCACATTATCTACTACACCACTACCAAAATGTTTATCAAATCCGTCACCACCACAATATAATTTTTTTACAGATGTGACAGCAGATTGATGTTCTAATGGATTTGACTCACTATCTGATGATCCCTCATCAACTATTTCTGCTTTTGCTATAATCTGTATATCTTTTATTTTTACAGTCATAGAAGAAGTTTCTGCGTTGTGCATATTCACACTATTAAATAATAAAGATATTTCAAAACTAGCAGGAGCATTACCGTCAGATTTAGAAAAGTCGCTTAAAAAATTAAAAGTATGATTATAAGATCCGTTAGCATCTTTTGAATCATCAGTTTCTGTTTCTGCTGCATCATCTCCGTCAAACAAACCACGACATTGTACTGATACTTCGTATGCGTCTTGTGAACTTGATCCACCAAAACCATTGTTATAACTGGCAACATCATAAGAAACAAAAACACTATATCCTGTAACTTTATGATCTTCTTTTGTAGGACTAAATTTTATTCTATAAAAATCATTTGCGTCCTTATCAGAGTTTGTAGCAGCCGAAGTGACTCTATGATTTATTTGAAAAAAACTAGTTGTGCTAGTATCTACTGCATTGTCTTGTGGGTGTAATTCCTCTAATAAAAATGGATCTAAATGTTGATTGTCAGAATCTATTATTTCTGATACAGAATCAATTTTAGGACGATATTTATATTCACGCAATAGTTTTAACTGTGATTGCATTACATTTCTATTTGTGTCGGCAGTAGCACTTTCATAAGTATTTATAGATGTTATATTATTTGTTTTATTATTACTGCCGTCTAACTGTTCTATTGGTGCAAATATCGGATAAGAGTCAGAGTTTCTAAAAGCATCTTTTACAGGATAATGCAAAAATTCATTAGTAAAAGATCTGTGGACTAAACAATTATATTTTCCACCATTTATAGTATCTACTTCCACAGGGTATAATTTTACATCTGTATCTGCGTCTACTATAACTGGACTTGCATCAGTAGAATCTGCTGTTTTTTTATAATCTCCATATACGATAGGAAAATAATTTCCTGAATTAGTTTGAAATTGTGGAACTTTAATAAAGTCTATTGGTGTAGCAGAGGCAATAGTCAAAGTTACTTGATGATTGCTATTTAACTTAACATCTTTAAGTCTGCCTGTAAATATAGTTAAATAATTACTACTTGATATACTTCCTACTTTAGATTTTACTGTTACGCTATGATTTAAATAATACCTAGTTCCTTGATTTAATATCTCTTGTGATAGTTTGGCGTTTGAGTGATTTGCTAATTGTCCATTATGACAAGTGATCGTTATATTTCCTGTTTTTGCCGTACCTTTTTCTAAATCAATAGATTCACGAAGTGACATATTATTTAAAATAAAAGGGTGGTACACACCATTTGTACCTGCATCTACTTCTTCTGTTCCTAAACGAATATATGCTGCTGTGCCACTACCACCTGTATTGGATATTTCTACTAACCAAGATTCAGAAAAACCTTGTCCTAAAGCATCTCTATACGCCTGTTCAAGTGTTAATGCCATTACGCAAGATTTCTCCCTACGGCATTTTCTATTTCTGGTATAAGCGTATCTCTTACAAACTCATCTGTACCAAGTATATTACCATTTAAGTTAATAGTGACAGAACTATCTCCACCTGGCGATCCACCTGAATTACCAAGAGGTGTTACTTGAACTCTTTCTCTACCTGTTGGATTATCTCCAACCATAATCATTTGCTTTCCTTGTGTAACAAAGTCTGCACCAATTGCTGCTTTTCTTGCTGCATCTAACTGTCCTTTTATTTGTGCAACTTTTGCCATACCTGCTGCAAATACACTAAATGCTTTACCAATATTACCAGTCTTTAATTCTTCTGTAAAAGCCAATATCACATTAGCTAATGCTAATGCTCTTCTAAGTTTTAATAAAGAAATAGTTACTTCTTTATTTCCTTTTGTAAACATTAATGCAGAATTAGTCAAATCATCAAAACCTTTTATAGCATCTTGATTTTCTTTTTTAAAGTTTACTAATCCGTCTGTAATTCTTTCAAAAGGTGTCTTATCTCCTTCAATAGGAATATTCATTGCTTCCATATATTTCAAAACAGCTTCTCTCATTTTATTAAGAAAATCTATTTGTCCACCTGCATCTGTAGTATTCATTAAATCGCCACTAAATACTTTTGATAATATATCTGCAAAAGGAGAAAGTGCTTGATCAAATTCTCCTATATCTTTCTGTGTTGCAATACCTTTACCAAAATCTCCTAAGAAACCTAATAAAAAAGCATCATTTACTTTTTGCCCTAACTGAAGTGTTGCAGGGAAATTCTTTTCTTTTGCAACTTTTTCATCAAAGGTTTCAAATCCAAATCGTTTTAAATCTATAGTTGCCATATATCTTACAAGATCTTCAAAAGTATGATTAAGATCTTTTTCTATGTCTGAAATTTCTGTTTTAGTTAAAATGCCGTCTGATAATGCTTTTGAAAAAGCATTTCTTACTTTCATAATGCTTTCATTGTCTGCAAATGCAGTATCTGCAGCTTTTGTAAACTGCTCTTCAAATGCACCAAATCCTAAAGCACCACTTCTACCTAATATTTCTTCTACATTTCCTTTTGTAGTTATATGCTCAATGAGAGGACTTAAAAAATCTTCTCCGTCTGATTTAACTTCTCTCATTTGATCAGTTAATTCTTTTAATAATTTATTAGGATTATCTTTTAGTGCTTTTCCAAAATCCTGTACTCTTTGTTCATTTTCAGGATCAAATATTGATCGCAATTTAGGATCTAATGCTTCTGAAGCAACTCCTATATCTTTTAACACTTCTAAAACTTCAAGATTTATAATATCTGCTAAAAACATTGATTCTGCTGCTGCCTGTTTAGCATCTTCACTCATAAGAGATAATAGCTCATTAAATCTGCTAGTTTCTGTTGTGTTTAATGCCTCTAATACATCTGCAGTAGTATTTGCTATGTTCTCAAAGATAGGTGCTAATTGTCCACCACCACTTTCTAAAAAGTCGCCAAAAGAAGAGTTTAATCTGTTAAATGCAAATGATGTACTATCTAAACTTTGTGCAGTACCACCAAACTGTATTTCCAATTCTCTTAATATCATTGACTGTGCTTTTGCTATTTGATTAGTACGAGCAAGATTTTTAATCATCTTCTTCTGTTCATCGTTGAACTGAATACCAACACGCTGCAAAGCAGATACACCTGTAATAGGATCATTTAACGCTTTACCTACTTGCACGGCAGAAGTTTGTAAGTCTTGCCCCATAGCAACAGATACATTTAATATTGCCTCTGTAGCGTCTTTAAAAATTTGTCCTTTAATTTGTGTGAAGGTAAGCAATATTCCTTGCATAGAAAGTATAGCTTCATCTCCTATACCTGTCAATCTTTGCAGTCTTGACGCTATTCCTTGTAATTCTCTTGAGGATACTTTTGCAGCAAATCCTGTACTTCTTAGAGTCTGATTTAATTTTGCTGTTGCTTTTTGTTGTTCTCCGTGAAGTCTAATAGCTTTACCAACAGTTCTGTTCATAAAGTTAAAAGCAAAAGAATAAACAAGTAATTGAGATCTTAGCGTAGCAAAAGAAAATCTTAGTTTACCTAAAACTCCTTGCAGTCTTAACTTGTTTCGTATATTAATATCAACTTGCTTACCTTGTTTTTTAAGAAGTTTATTATATCTTCTTGTTACATCTTCTAGCTTTTTTTGTGCATTTGCAGCATTAGAAAATGCTTTTGCTAATTCTTTATCTCCAGTTGCTTCAAACCGAATCTGTACTTTTAAATCTGTTTCAGCCATTGTCTTTCATTTTATATTGTTTTGATTGAATATAATTTAACATTTTTTCTATAACATTGCACTTATCAATCCATTTTTTTGGTTGATTTCCGTATGATCCTGGATAAGGTGGTACTTTCATCTTTTTGCAATATATAAACTTTTGTATATCTCTTTGATATTCTTTGCTCAAAAAATGATTAGGACAAGAAAAAAACGGTAGATGTGATACGATTGCTTGATGCAATTCAAATTTCTTTTTTGATGTTTTATTGTGTTCTATTAACTCTTCTTTAAGAAGTCCTATAACTTCCCATACATCGTCCATAGATGTAAAGGTGTGAACGCTGTTATTCTTTTTAAGAGGTAACTTAGCTTTATATGGAAAGGTAGAATACTGACAACCCTCACACCAATCATCTAACAATATATTTAATTCTAGTGAGAGGGATTCTATTCCCCCAAGCTATTATAATCCTGTATAGCTACTTGCAGTTCTGCTCTGTCGTCTATTGACAAAGATTTAATAAACTTATCATCTACTGACTCTACGCCTGATCTAATCCATAGCGTACTTAAAGCAAATTGATTTTTAATTACTGGTTGTCCGTCTACCGTATCCACGACAATTGCGTCCATACATTTGTCAAAATCGTCTACAGACATCTCTTTTAGAGTAGCTTTAATACCACTCTTAAGTGTTATTTTTTTAGACATTGATTATCCTTTATTTGTTTATTCTATAGTGATAGCAACTAAATCTCCAGAAGTACCTGCTACACCTCTTGTGCTTACTGACAAGAACATAGCTTCTTCTTCTGAAAAAGATACATCTGTTATAATTGCTTTCGGTATTGAAAAATCTACATTTCTAGTAACACTATCTTTTGCAGTTAAAGTATTAGCAACAGTTGATGATCCGTCTTGTCCTTCAAAGGTAGCGACTAATCCGTCTGTGTCTGCGTCATACTTAATAACAGAATCAAATGTTACAGATGCTTCTGGTAAAGCTCTTGCAATAATTTGAAAACTACCTGCTGCATTGAATCCCATAAATTGTGCATCGTTTTCAATAGTGCAACTAAATGATTTCATAATAGGATCTGCAACACCTGCAATAACTGTTACTGCATTTGTATCTGCGTCATCTCCATAATCTGTTGTAAAGTAGTTTGTATTGAAGTGAGCTGTACTTGTTGGATTCAAGTTGCTTGTAAAATCTGGTTTCATACCTGTTTTAAAAGTTCCAGACATTTTAATTCTACCTGACTCTTCAGCAATATCTCCATTTAAAGTCAATGAAGTTAAAACACAGCCAGTAAATAACATTGAGTTACTAGCTTCTGGAACATTTAATAGTATGCTAAAAGTACCTACATCTGCAGTAGATGTACTATCTCCAACTTTTAATTCCGAAGGATCATAAGATGCAGGTATAGAAGAAGCACCACTTGCATCTTGTGTAATGTTTTTAACTAATTTAGGTAAAATAGTTGCGTCTGCAATTCCTGAAAAACTTATTTCTTTTACGGTTAAATCATTAGAAAGAAAAAGATCTACTTCTTTTAAAGTTCTTCCTGCTCCGTGTCTTACATCTAAAACTTGTTGTGGATTCAATGAAGGCATCTCGATTGAATCAATATTAATTAATTTATAATCTCCTACAGTAGAACTTGCTGTACCTACTGTTGCCTCGTGAGCAATAGCTAACTCAAATTCTTTCGGAGAAAATGCTGCACTTAAATTTGCCATTTTACTTTACCTCTTTTACTTTTGATTTTACTTCTTCTAAATAATCTTTTGCTAATTCTGGCACTCTATCTAATTCTACAGATTTGCCACCATTAAGTTTTGCCCAGTCAGAATAGTCTAACCTTAGAAAGCTAGGTTTTCTAGGCATTAGTTCGTCTTTTAATTTATATTTTTTAGCCATAATTAACTCCTTACAATATAAAAAGATCCATTAGAAAGTACAAAGAATTTATCATTAGAGGTAACAAATCTTATAAACTTCTCGTGTACCTCTTCATATAAAACAGGAATTGATATTCTTGATGCGTAAACATTTTCAATATCGGTGTCTATATTATGATCTATTGACGGCATACCTGCATAAAAATAAGGTATATTACCACCGTGAGAATTGTTAAACAAAACAGTTTCTATCCTGCTTACATCTTTATACATTTCATCTAATGCTTTTTCATTGTTTCTATTTGTTTTTATTATATAGTCCATTTCTATCTCGTAAAGATTCATATATGTATTTGTTCGTTTTTCTTGCAAACTTTGTGAAGTAGGATATATTCTTAGTGATTTTGTACCTATGTCTTTTGCAATACTATCAAAATAAATTGGCAATGCACCTTTAAATTCTGTTCGCAATTTTTGACGCAATGGTGTCATAATTTTATCATAAGTTATATTTTCTATAGATAAAGCCATTACCTAATACTCCTTACATTTACATTAAATATAGCTTTTCTGTATCCATTTATCTCATCATCATCATAATTAATTGTTCTTACTTCAGGTTTATAAGTAGGGCTTATTTCTAATAAAGAATAAATTGTTTCTTCTAATCTCGATACAGTTTTAAAAAATCTTTTAACAGTATTTTCATTTCGTGTTCTGTCCAACATAAAAAAATCTATAGTTAAATTGTAATTATTGGAAATTTTTGCATACATATTATTATCAGAAGATGAATCATCTCCCTTTAAAATAGCAAACTGATTTCCTCTTATTTGATTATCACGAGAACGGAATACAGGTAATGTAGCTTTAAATTCAGATCTTATTGCATTGATTATTGTTTCTTCAATATCAACTTTCCAAGCATTAGTAGATGCGACTGCCATTTTTACCTCGATAGAATTGTTTGAAATCTTTACGAGTCATCTTGACTGATCGCATAGAGGCGTTTTCTACTTCTTCATATATACCAGTAACTTCTACTTCCCACTCATCATTTTGTGTTGCAGTAGAACTATCTGATGATCCCTGAAATCTAATTTGCAGTCCACCTGCTAATTCTTGATAATCTCCATTAATAACTTCATCTGTTATTACTTGATTATTTTTTAAGGTATCATCATCTTTCGCAAACACAGAATACTTAGCAGTACCAATAGCACCACCAGTTGTAACGATGACTTTTAATCTATCATAACTACCAAAGTAATTTCCTCTAGTATCAACAATATTAAGACTTCCAGACACAGATATTTTTCTCACAATCCCCTGTGAAGCATCGCCTGTGTTCATATAACTCAACTTAGCTTTGCCACTATTTAAGTCGTTAATATGCATTTCTGCTTCTTGAAATAATGCTTCTGCAATTTCACTAGTTGGATCTTTTCCTTTTACAAGGAAGAAAGCTGCTATTAGTGAAGTTAATCTACGAATAAGATAATCGTAAGTTCCGTCTTTTAATAAAAATTGCTCTCTAGGTAAATTAGAATCAAGTTTAGAATCTACATAGTCACTTGCGTCTTTCATTACTCTTGTTTTAAGAGTTGCAAAATCTTCCCCTGCTTCCATAAGTAAATCTTCTGGTGTACTGCTATCGTTATAATAATAAACTGCGTCTATTGCACTATCATAAAACCACTCTCCATTAGCATCTACTGCTGATTTAGACGCTTGTGCAGATCCTAAATCCTGTCCGTCTACAAATAATACAGTTACTAATCCAGAGTCGTGTGATACATATCTACTTCCTGAATCTACGATCCAACTATATATAGGTTTTTTTGTATCAAACTCATCTAAATTAGGAAAAGCATCTTTTAAATCTCGTGATGTTATATATGTAGGCATTTACTCTCCTTTGGCTCTTTTATACCAACCATACCAAAATTTTTCTTGCGTAGGGTTATCTGAAATTAGCAAAGAATAGAATAAAATTCTATATGAAATAAATCTATCTGCCTCTAATTTTTTACAAGCAGATATTGTCGCAGCACCAATCTTGCCGTCCTCTTTTATTTCAAATGTATTTTTATTATTACACGCTTGTTGTAATATTTTTACTGCACGATATTGTCCAGTATTCACAACACAATCAAAATAGGCATATCGTAATTCTGCTGGTAATTTTGACGCTTTAGACGGAATCCAATAGTCTTTATAGTAAATTTCTTTTGCTTGTTCTCTTGTCAGATTTTTAATATCTAAATGAGGATAAAAGCGTTTTGTGATACCATAGTTAGTTTCTCCACCGAGATCGTCTTTGTCATTGACATAACCTCCCTCGTGTTGCAATACTTTTTCTATTATATCATCAAATTCCATTACGCCGATCTCTTGACTTTCTCGAACGAACGCATACCACCTAAACCTAGCATACCTAGAAGTATCGTCGTCAATGTTCCCATATCGAAGGTAGGCAACACTATTTGGTATCCAAAGGCATACAACAAGAAAGTTAAGAACGGTTGAAGTATGAAGTGATAACATAATGCTACACCACAAGTCCAACCAACAAACGGACGCCAACCTGATACAAAAAGATTAGTTGATCCAGCTTCAACTTTATTAACCTCAAGCTGTGCCTTATTAATCTCCTGTATGAGTTCTGCTTTTTCTGCTTTGTCCAGAGTAAAGTCATCGATTTTATCTGCTACTTTATCTATTATACCTGCTACTACATTAAGTTTTGGCATTTTTTTTGCCTTTATCTAAAGATTGTAGTGCTTCTATAACTCCTTGTTGTTTTGCTATCTGCATACGCAATTCTGCATTATTTGCTTGTAGCATTGTAATTTGCTCATTGCATTGATTGAATTGATCTACTAATTCTTTTAGTTTGGATTGTTGTTCTTCTAGTTTCATAGTATTCCTTACTTTATTAATATTTCTAAGAATATAACAAATTATGAATATCTACGCATCTTTTTTCTTGTTTTGCGTGAATACTTTGCTCGTTGCTTTCCTGCTTTTTTTGCTTTTCTTTTCTTACGAGTTTCGTATGCGTATTCTGAAGAAGTCATTGCTTTGATTAAGCGTTCAGGTAAATATCTTTCTCCAGTTTTTGATGACGGCTTACCAGACTTAGTACGCCATTTTTGTTTTGTCCACCTGCGTAGACTTTTCTGTGATTTCTTGAGAGCCATTATCTATAACCACCACCTGCTCGTTTGTAGGCGAGTGCTAACATTTGAGCTTTTCTTGCACTCCATTGTCCAGGATTACCACCTTTATTACCTCTTAGGATCTTATTAAATAAACGCTTTCTAAGCGTAGGTTTAGTATAATTTCCTGCTTGATTGACTCTCGATTTTCTTTTCTTTTTTCTCATTGTTTTACTTCTTTTCTTACATCTGCAATGATAGTATCTTCATTGAATTTCATACTAATTCCAGGTACAAATCGTTTTACTTCTTTACCGTTTTCTAAAACAATAATAGTAGGAACTATTTTAATGTTCCACTCTTTTGCAATAGTAGCACCAATAACTTTATCTTCAATATCTATTTCTGCTACATAACATAGCTTTGATAGTTTTTCTATCTTTACTCTATTTTGATGATTCCAACTTGCGTTTACTTGCACAACTGCACAATTCTGCACATTTAACAACTGCACATCTTGAAAGCTGTCTAGTCTAACGGACTGCGAGTATAAGGGCGATTGCCATAAAAATAATC